AGTACTACTACAAAGCAGAAATGATCCTAAGAGGTTGGGATAGAAAAAAGCCTAGAAGTTGTACATGTGAATATAAGAATATGGCAAGAATAGTAGCCAGCCTCTACGACCAACATAAAACAGAAGCACACAGGTTATATGAAGAAGCAAAGATGGTACGCCAACCAGGAACTAGCATCACAACTGATCTATCAGGATCTACCAGCTGATAAGTTCTTAGAGAAACTGTACCCGGAAGAGGATGCCGGAAAGGCATTCACGTCATTAAACAACAATAAAGAGTTAGTAGAGGAGTTTAAAAAGAAAGTTAACCTGAAAGGTGAAGAGTGGAAGACAGTAGTATTAGAGGATTCCAGTATACCATTTACCGTTAGTAGTAAAGGTAGGTTAATTACCACCTATAGAAAGGTAGACTTTAAACAGATAAGAGTAACCAGAGATAGAGGTATATTAGTCAACGAATTAGACAACAGAACTATTCCTTTATTCGATATTATGGATGCTGCCGGGTTTAATTACGATCAAGAAGAGATTCTAAAGATGTACTGGGAGACTGATTATCCAATGTTTAGCTGGCCGGTCTTTGCTAAGGAGTCAATCGGGATAGATAGTTAAGCTCTGTAAATATATGAAATTGTCCTCAAGTAGATATTTATATATCTAATCTAAATATAATATCATGGCTGGACAAAAGCTAACAGATGCAGAAGTAAACGAAAGAGTGGATAAGTGCTTAGAGCTTAGATACCATTCTGATACTCCTATACTCCAGAGAGAATGGATTAAATACTGCCATAAGAACTACGGCGATAAGAGTGAACAACAGTATCATGCTTACTGGGCATCAGCTAAAGAGAGGTATGATGAAAGCTGGAAGGCATTACTACAAGCTCAGTTAACACCAGCAGTACAGACCTTAGTAGGCCTATTAGCCTCAGAGGATGAAAAGATCAGACAGAGAGCAATCGATCAGATTGTTAAGTATACCGGTAACGATATAGATAAACAACAGATAGAGCTTAAGGTTACAGAGATACGTACTGAATGGAACTAACCGTAAAATTATTTAGTCCTCATGAAGGTCAGAGAAAGGTTATTGAGGGCTTTGCTGATAGTGGGCATAAGTTTGGTGTGGTTAGTACTGGTCGTCAATATGGCAAGTCATTACTTGCAAGCAATCTATTAGTATACTGGCTTCTAAATAATAACGGAGCTAGAGGAGGATGGGTAAGTCCTATCTACGGTCAAGCTAAGAAGGTATACAAAGAGATAGTAAAAGCATGTAAGGATGTAATTACAGCCCATAACGGTTCAGATCTTATTATTACCTTTGCTAACGATTCTACCATACAATTCCTATCGGCAGAAAGATACGATAGTATTAGAGGTTTCTCATTTAACTATCTGGTAGTAGACGAAGCGGCCTTTGTGAGGAAAGAAGCAATGCAAGAGGCTATCCTACCTACCTTAACTGCCATTGGTAAGAAGTGTTTAATCATCTCTACGCCTAAAGGTAGAGGAAACTGGTTTTACGAATACTGGATGAAAGGTGCTTCGGAGAATGGTGACTATGTATCATTTGAAGGCCTTAGTAGAGAGAACCCTTATGCCGATCAAGCCTTTATTCTGGAACAGGCCAAGAGTTTACCTTACGATATCTACCAACAGGAGTATGAGGCCAAATTTGTCGACGGAGGAAACGACGTCTTTACTAACTTAGATTTAACTTGTATACTAGATGGATGGCCAGCAAGATCAGGAAATCAAAGATATTATTTCGGCATTGATACAGGTCTATCACAAGATTCTAGTGTCCTCGTTATTCTATCAGAAGCCGGAGTGTTACATTCCTTGGTTAGAACAAACGGAGAGTCTATTAGAGATATTGGACGAAAGTTCTCAATGGAGATCAAGCAGTACGGAACTATTTCCGGATATGTTGAAACTAACGGAATCGGCCAAGCAATGTTTGAAGAAGTTAGACGAGAATCCCGTACTGCACGGCCTTTCGTTACGACTAACGATTCGAAAGTTCGAATGATTAGAGGTCTTATTCAAGACATGCAAGAGGGTGTATTACAGCTACCCTCAAAGAAATTATCCTCAGAGTTATATCAGGAGTTAGCATCGTATACCTACAGCCTAGGAGAGAACGGTAGAATAAGATTCTCACACCCACCCGGAGGACATGACGATATAATAATGGCACTAGCTATGGCTAATCAAGCCCGTAATGAATTAAAGGGTGGTGGTGCTAGTAAGATATATGTAGGCAATCAACAGCAGTATACATCTGCTAGATTTGGATAGGATATATCGATATATAAAGATATAAGTATATAAGTATATACATAGAAAACTTAACCTTAAAAGCTACTTATAAGATATGAAGCTACAAATTACTATACCTGACTTTTTAACAATTGAGAGTTACAAAAAAGTAACCTCTCTGGAACACCTATCTGATGTGGATAAGATGGTGGCTGTGTTAGGAGTATTAAGTGATCTACCGGAAGAGAAAATGAGAGAATTGCAGATACAAGATCTCTCTGAAATCTTTACCAACGTTAGTGATAAGCTAATTGATGTAAATCCTGAGTTTTATCCTTTGTTTGAAATCGAAGGACAACTATACGGATATAACCCAATCACAAAGATGACTCTGGGTGAGTTTATTGACATAACTAATCTTACAAAAGACTCATCTAAGAATTTAGAACAAATAATGGCCCTGTTATATCGTCCGGTGTTAAAGCATCACTTTAACGGTATGAAGTGGGCCTTCAAGCATAGCTTTAAGACTGGTCTAGGAGAGGTAGAGGATCTAACCAAGTATTACAAGTTAGAGAAATACTCAGTAGAACTCAGAAATAAGAATGCAGAAGTAATGAAGCAACTACCAGTATCCTTTGCATTAGGAGCTCTTAGTTTTTTTTTGCAAGTAGGAAACTCACTTTTGCTAGGTTCACAGACCTCTTCAGCAATAGGCAGGAAACTGAGCAGGAAGGAGACCAAGGAGCTAGCCAAGAGACTAACGGCAGTGACTTCAACGAGCATTGGGGATGGTTTACAACGCTTCACTACCTCTCGACAACTACCATCCTTAACATCACAGGGGATAGAGCTGTCACAGATATAAATTTAATCTTTGCATTAAACTTCATGGCATATGAGCAAGACAAGAATAGAAGAGACGAACAACATAGAAAGCTTCTTGAACAACAACGAAGCTACAGACTACGTTAAACCTAAGAAGGTAGTTAAAGCAAAGATTGAACTGTCTGATAAAGAGAAGAAAGTACTATACTGGCATAGCAAAGGACAATCAGTAGACTGGATCGCTAAAGCTTTACAACTCCACGCTAACAGAATTAAAGAAATTATAGATGCTAACGTTTAAACAAATAGTAGACTTATTTGATGCAGCTTGTACAGCTCACCTAGGAGTCAATACCTTTCATTACGGTACCTTAGATAAGTTAGATGCTACTACTCAGAATGTAGCCTACAATTACGTATTCTTACGTCCTTTATCTTCCCCAGGTATTGTACTAAATCCTAACGGAGTATCAGGTGTTCGTAATTTAGCCTTTGAGCTCTATTCTTTAGATGTCCCGAAGTTAACAGAGACAGACTACCTAACGGTAATGTCAAATACCGAGCAAGTTATCTATGATATTCTCTCATATTTTAACAACGGTGCAAATCAACAGAATGTATACTGTTTAGCAAGCACTATCACTCCAGTCAACGAAGCATTTAATGACAGAGTGTACGGATGGGTAGCAAATATCAACGTACTAAACCAAGGAGTACTAAACTACTGTGACTTCCCATCATGAGTAATTTCTCCGAAGATATAGCAAAGTTATTGAATCTTACCGGTGAGAAGATCACCGATACGATGATCGATACGCTTATATCTAAGGATAAAATTGCTACTGGAAATCTCATACAAAGCATCACCTATCAATCTCAGCAGACTGAAGAAGGAGCATCCGTAACAATCTCAGTACCAGGATACGGTAAGTTTGTAGATGAGGGTAGAAAGCCAGGAGATAAGATGCCTCCTGTTCAGCCAATCCTAGCATGGATTCAGGCAAGAAGAATTAGAACTCCGGAATACACACAACCACAGCTGGCTTGGGCTATCGCTAAATCAATTGCTAAGAGAGGTATCAAACCTACTCCATTTATTGAGAACAGCATTAGCTTTGCTTTAACTAATTTTGCAAACGAACTAGAGAGTATAGCAGGACCGGCTATTGCAGCAGAGATAAACGAGAGCATTAAAGTAGGGTTCCCAGAAGTAAAAATAACACAATCGTAAGATGGCTATAACAATTCATCAATCACCAACAAATCCTAATATGGCTAATGCCGATCTTCTGTATGAAGTATCGAGCACTAAGGCTACTGAACCACAGTTTCAGTTCGTATTAGATATTCAGGATGTAAATAGAAACACTATTCAGAGAATTAAGCAACAGCCTAATCCTTCTGGGTACGGAGTATTTAATGTAGGTAGAATTTTAACCTCATACGTATCTCCAGATCCGGTATGGAAGACT